TTACCAATGTCAAGCCAACAGCACCCAACAACGTGGTGCCGATTGCCGCTGTGTTGCAAGTTGACGCTACTGCTGGCGTTATCTTTGTCCGGCCAACTATTGAGCAGCAAATTTACTATGGTGAGTTCGCCAAGACCAATAGCCAAAGCCCTGTTGCAGCAAACACAGCTTACCCGCTAACGCTTAACAGCACGTTAATTGCCAACGGTGTGTCAATTGGCACGACAACTTCGCAAGTGTTTGTCGCGCAAGCGGGGCTATACAATATCGCCTGTTCGGTGCAGATTACGTCAAACAATGCCGCACAAAAGTCTGTTTGGGTTTGGTTGCGGCTTAATGGCACTACAGACTTCCCCAACTCAGCCCGCGTCGCGTCCATCACGTTGAACAACGGCTATCTGGTGGTGTCGCTTAACGAAGTTGCGTCTTTGCTGGCCGGTGACTTTATTGAGGTCATGTACGCTGCCAACAGCACCAACGTCAGCATTGCCACTGTGGCGGCTACAGCTTTTGCGCCAGCAGCGCCTGCGGTTGTTTTGGCCGTAACTCAAACTGAACAATAGGAGTTAATCGTGACCGTCACAGTAAAAGTCCTTGTACCCGCCAAGATCGTTGCGGCTGCACAAACCACGCAGTACACTGCCAGCAATGTGACCACGATCATTGACAAGTTCACCGCCACCAACTACAGCGCAACTGCTGCGGCCATCAGCGTCAACTTGGTCACTGTCGCAGGCGCGGCGGGCAACCTTAACTTGATCTCCAAGACCAAGACGCTTCAGCCAGCGGAGGTCTACACCTTTCCTGAACTGGTCGGCCAAGTGCTGAACCCTGGCGACTTTATCTCGACCTTGGCCGGCACCGCCAGTGCCATCAACATGCGCGTGTCGGGCCGCGAGGTTAGCTGATGGAACTAGTTGAGCTTATGCGCGAACGCGAGGGTCAATTTGCCGTAGACCCGCAGGTTGAGCATCATTTTTCTGACGGCCTTTACGCTAAGCGAATGGTGATTCCCAAAGGCTTTGAAGCCGGTCAGCACGCACATAAGTACAGCCATTTGAGCATTTTGGCCAAAGGGCGCGTTATCGTTAAGACCGACAACACGCAAAAAGAATATCGCGCTCCCGCCTGTATTGAAATAAAATCGCACGTAAATCACACAATAGAAGCACTTGAAGATTCAGAATGGTTTTGTATCCATGCGACTGATGAAACAGATGCGGAAAAAATTGATCAGGTACTGATCGAAAGGAACTGATATGCCTATGGGATGGATGGCCGCCGCAATGGTGGGTAGCGCTTTAATTGGCGCTGATGCTGCCGGTAGCGCAGCAGATGTGCAAGCGGGTGCTGCTGACCGTGCGGGCGAGTTGCAACGCGAACAGTTTAACCGTCAGGTCGAACTGCAAGCCCCGTTCCGCGAAGCCGGTGTTCGTGCGCTGCCAGAACTGGAAGCGGCGTCTAGGTATACGCCGTTCGGCATGCAGCAGTTTCAAGCAGACCCAGGCTACGGTTTTCGGTTGTCTGAAGGCCAGAAGGCACTAGATCGTCAAGCAGCCGCCCGTGGCGGTCTGATCTCCGGTGGTGCGCTAAAAGCGGCTGCACGCTACGGCCAAGAGATGGGCAGCCAAGAGTACACCAACGCCTTTAACCGCTACCAGATTGAGAATCAATCGCGCCTTAACCCATTGCAATCTCTGGCCGGTATGGCGCAAACTTCTGCGGGCCAATTGGGTCAAGCTGGTCAAGCGTATGCCACCAATGTTGGTGAGGCTGGCGGCCAAGCCGCACAAGCCCGAGCATCTGGCTACATGGGCGGTGCTAACGCGCTGTCGTCGGGCTTGAGGGACTACATGGGCTACAGCCAAGGCCAAGAACGCAATGCGTTGCTGCGAAGGTCTATTGACAGACAAACCCCTAGTGGTGGGGCGTTAGATTTTAGCGGCGGTGCTAGTGGCGGCTTTGGCACAGGCGGCGGGTATGGCAATCAAGATTACGGTCAATATTTGTAAGGATTGATCATGGCACTCGTAAACCCTAACATTGCAATGAGTTTTCGCGGCATAGAAATGCCGCAACAGAACGCGCTGGCCGATTACGCCGCCGTCCAACAGATTCAAAGCGGTCAGCGTCAGGCTGAAGTCTCGCAGATGCAACTTGACAAAATGAAGCGCGATGAGGCCGCGCTCAGTACGATGATGGACACCATCACATCCAAAGGCGGTCCATCGGACCCGATGGAAGCCGCGCAGGCGATGATTAAGTCACGCATTCCGCAGTACATGGACGCCGGACTCAAACTGCAACAAACGCATCGGCAACTGTTGCAAGACCGTGCTGCTATGGGCTTGCCGCCTGCTGGCGGCGCTGCACCAATCAACGCTATGGCCGCGCCGGTTAGTGAACCATACCCAGGTTACAACGAGTCTATCGGTATGCCAACGGTTAACGCTATGGCCCCTGCCGCCGCGCCTGTCAACGCTATGGCCGGTAAAGACGCGCAGATCATGCAAGCCAAGCAGATGTTGTTGTCTACCAATCCAGGTGTTCGGATTGCCGGTGAGCAGCAACTTAAGGCGCTGACTTCAGAAGCGCCTGACGCCGTGCTGATGCGGCAGTTGGGTTACCCGCTTACTCAAGCCGGTTATCAAGCCTTCCGCGACGCGCAACGCCAAGAGCGTATGCTGACACCTTTGGAAGAAGCGCAGCGCGTGCGTATCGCCGCTGCTAGCCGCGCTCCTGCCGCGCCTCGGCCAGAGCAACCGCCAGTTGCTGTTGTTGACCCTGTGACCGGCAAGCCGGTGTATGTCAGTCGTGAACAGGCCATTAGCGGAAAGATGGCCCCCGCCGCCGCGCAAGAATCACTGCCACCAAAAGAGATTCAAAAGCGTGAAGCGGCGTTGCCGCAAGCCACTACGGCCGTTACCGGCTTTGAAAAGAAATCCGATTCGTTTATCAAAGACCTTACCGAGCTTCGCAATCACCCTGGCTTGGCTTCAATTACTGGCATTGCCGCAGGGCGCTTGCCAGGCATTACCGCCGAAGGCCGCGCTGCACAAGCGCTGTACGACAAGGTGGTTGCCAAAGGCGGCTTTCAGGCGCTGCAAGACTTGCGCGATGCTTCCAAAACGGGTGGCGCGCTGGGCAACGTATCGAACCAAGAGGGCAAACAGCTTACTGCTTCGTTTAGCGCAATTGATCGGCGGCAAGATGCGGCTGATGTTAAAGCAGCGCTTGATCAAGCCATCGGCGATGTTCAAGGCGCTCGCGCACGGATGCGCGAAGCCTACGACATGACCTATTCGTACAAAGCTGACGGCGCGCCTACACCTCGTTCGCCTGGCGCAGCGCCTGCTGCACGCGTCGCGCCGCCGGCCGGATTTACCCCCGATTAAGGACGCAAGATGCCTTTGCAAACAGCGACAAATCCTACGACTGGCGAACGCGTCGTTTTGGTGGGCGATCAATGGCAACCCATTACGCAATCGGCCACAAATAAGCAAGGCGCAAAAGCGTATCTTGTGGGTGGCAATTGGCTTACCGATGACGCGCCTACGCCTGCGCCGACCGTCCAGCCGCCTACCGACGGCGTGCCTGGCCCCCGCCAAGAGCGCGGCTTTCTAAGCACTATTGGCGCGCCTATTGAAGCAATTTCGCAAGGCGTAATTAGCGCCGGCGGCAACATCATGTTTGGCGGCCAGCAACTTGTCGGCAAAGCAATTCGTGCAATTGGCGATACAGGCCAGCCAAATCAAACTTTATCTAGTTTGGTTACAGGGCGACGCCCGCTTAACCTTATTCAGCAAGCCGGCACCGCTTTGATTGAAGATGCTGCTAAACGCCGCGCAGAATCACAGGCCACCGTCGCACCGTTTAAGCAAGAGTTTCCTATCGCGACTGGCACTGGTGAGTTAGGCGGGGAAATTTTAGCTACCATGCCAGTGGGCGGCGCTATCGCCGCGCCTGTTAAAGCGGTTGCAAACATGGCCCCTTCGCTGGCTAAGTTTTTGACGCCGCTGGCCACTTCGATTAAAACGTCAGGTTTTCAGACCGGCATGACGCCTGGCGTGGCCAGCGTAGGTACGCGGGCGTTGGGCGGCGCTATTACCGGCGGCGCGTCTGCTGCGCTTGTCAACCCAGAAGACGCAGCCACGGGCGCTGCAATTGGCGCGCTGGTGCCTACAGTTGGTCAAGCCGTTGTCAAGGGCGCGGCCAAATACGTTCGCAAATTGTCTGACCTTAAATCGGCTACATACCTAGACGCCGTTGAAGGTAAGGGCGACGACATCGTTAACGCGCTGACAAACAAAGGCGCAATCATTACGCCTGGCTCCGCGCCGACAGCCGCCGAAGTTGCGGCGACAGCAGGCAGCACTAAGTTTTCGGCTTTTGGAAAGTCATTGGCCGAGCGTCCTGAGGTGGCTACGGAATATGCTGGTGCCGCTTCGCAATCAAACCAAGCCAGGCTGGCGCAAGAAGCGCGTGTGCAACAAAATTTTGCCGATCAAGCGGCAAAGGTAAAAGCACAGATTAACCGTGGATTGGTTGATGTAAGCCCAACTGAAGTTGGCAATACGCTATCCGCAGCAGCCAACGCAGAAAGACAGTCGGTTAAAAAAGGCGTGGTTGAACCGGCGTACAAAGCCGCGTTTGACGCTGCGGGCGATGCGCGGATTGATGTGTCAAACGTCGTCCAGGAAGCTGAAACTATTCTTGGCCGTAAGCTGTCTGATTTTGCTACGGAAACTGCACCGGACACTGTTCGCAAACTTCGCAGTTTTGCACCTGCCGTGTCGGAAGCTGAAGTGGCAACAATTGGCAAAGCCGGCTTTAAAGCAGCAAAGCCTGTAGCCGCACCTGCCGGCCCACCTGAAGCAACTTTGGCGCAGCTTGATGATGTTCGCAAGGCCATCAACGCAGACATCGCCGCCGCTTCGGCCAGCAACGCGCCTATGGCCGCCACAACGCTGCGAAACCTGCGGTCGTTGCACACCGCCATAGATGACGCAATCGGCAAAAGCACTACGCTGACCGATGACGCCAAGTCTGCCTACGCCAACGCCGTCAACACATACCGCACGCAATATGCGCCGCGATTTAAAGAAGGCGTTAACGCGGATCTGTTTAAGCGCACCAGCGGCGCTGAAGGCAAGATTCGGCCTGAAGATGTGGTCAGCAAATACTTCACGCCTAACGGTGAGTCCGAGGCGCGGCAGTTTACCCAACTGTTTGGCAACAACCCTGACGCGCTTGTAGTGGCGCGCGCAGGCATTGAAGACCTGTTCCGCAAAAAAGTGGTGGATGCAGTAACGGGTGATGTTAGCCAAACTAAGCTGGCCAACTTTATGCGCGATCACGGTCGCGCCATTGACATTTTTGACCAGTCCGGCATGAACTTGCGGGCGCGGTTTGATGCCATTAGCGGCGACGCGCAACGACTGGCGCAAATTGAAGCCACGGCAAAAGCCAGCGGTAACAAACTTAGCCCGCCGCTGCCGCCTGGCGCAAACGCTTTGGCGATAGAACAGCGGATTAGCAATCTGACATCCAAGCTAACGCCTGAACAACTGACGGCTGTCAATGCCGTGCGTGATGACTTGGCCCGTGAGGCCGAATTTCAATCGTTGGCGGCTGCTGGCCGTGCAGGCGGCAAGGACATTAAAGGCGTTGCAACAGCGATGGGTAAAGAGGCCGGCGTTGCGCCTCTGCCATCTATTTTGTCGCTGCCGATTACAGTCTATAACGCGGTCGTTAAAAAATTGCTGGGTGTTGTTGACGACAAGTTGGCACTGGAGTTGGCCCGCGAAATGACGAACCCTGCTGTCGCGGCGCAGTCAATTAAAAATGCAATGGCAAAGCAGGCGGAGCAGCAGACGGTAAACTTGCTAGGGCAACAAGTAGGCGCTCGTATTACGCCTGGCTTGGCACAAATGCCGGCACAACAAAACCAAAACGCACTAGCGGAGCGCTAAATGGATTACCAAGTTCTGTTCAACGGCGCAATCATGCTGGCGTCTTTCTTTGGTGGGTGGACGCTGAACAACATCACGAAGTCGCTGGAGCGCTTAGACGCTGATGTGCGGGCGTTGCCCAGCAACTATGTGGCCCGCAACGACTACCGCGAAGACGCCCGCGAGATCAAAGACATGCTGGCTAAAATCTTTGACAAGCTGGAAGCCAAGGCCGACAAGTGATTGTCGAGTCCATCATCGGCGCTTTGGTGCCGGTCGGCATCGAAGGCATCAAGCAGGCCATGACGCGATTTTTCGGCGGCGTCAAGGCCACCAGTATTGAAGACCAGATCAAACTCGACAACAATGAAGTCGAGAAGATTAAAGCCCTTGCAGAGCTTGATAAGCCCATCGGGCAGCCTAGCCAGTGGGTCGTTGATTTGCGTGCCTCTGCACGCTATATAGGCGCTCTGGCGGTCATTGGCGTCGGCATCAGCACGCTGTACGTGCCGGTCGAGGCGGAAATCAAGGTCATTGCCTTAGAAGCCGCCAACATCGCCTTTGGTTTTCTGTTTGGCAGCCGCATACTGGCCGGCTTTAAGAAGTGAAAGACAATTTTACGGCGGCGCTGGCGTCAGTGCTGTCCTACGAAGGCGGCTTTTCTGATGACCCGCTAGACCCAGGCGGCATGACCAACAAGGGCGTCACCCGCGCTGTCTGGTCTGCGTGGCTGGGCAGGCCCGCCAGCGTCAAAGAGATGACTGAGCTTACCGCCGAAACAGTCGCCCCCATGTACAAGCGCAAGTACTGGGACGCCATCAACGGCGACGAACTACCCGATGGCCTTGACCACTGCGTGTTTGACTTCGCCGTCAACAGCGGCGTCGGGCGTGCGGCCAAGCTGCTTCAGTCCTGCCTTGGCGTTACGGCTGACGGCCAGATCGGCCCCAAGACGCTCGCCGCTGCCGCCGCCTGTGACGTGAAGAAAGTGATCGAACTCTACGGGCTAGCCAGACTGACGTTCTTGAAAAGCCTGCCACACTGGTCGGTCTACAAGAACGGCTGGTCTACCCGTGTGGCCGGCGTTACTTCCCAAGCGCTGTCGAACGCATAAGCGCCCGATACGCCTCAATGGCGTCCTTCACATCTCGCTGAAGAATTTCGATACGTTCATTCTGCTGAATCAGTCTTGCGTTTGCTTCCTCGGCAAACTGAGCCAGGTTCTCTTGCGTCCAAGTTTTAAAGTTTGACATTTTTTAACAGCCTGTTGATTACGGTCTTGCTTACCTCAAACCGCCGCGCTATCTCTCTGATGCTGACGCCAGCGGCGTGCAGTGTGTAGACACGGCCAGCGGCTATGTCTTTAGGCGGCCTGCCTGCGCCTTCTCGTTTACCGCCGTGTGTGGTCATGGTGTCGTCTCTCCGACTGTCACGCATTTGCCGCCCGCGTTTGGCGTACTTACCGACTCTTGAGGTAATCCGTAAAAACCCTCGTTGTCGGCTGCAATCTCTATTGTCATGTGTTCTTCTCCTTGAGGTAGGCTTCGATGGCAGTTGCAAAGACCTTGAGGTCAACCTTGGCGTACTGACCCATGTCAAAGAAAACGTCCTCGATCTCCTCATCCGTCAGCCCTACCCACTCACGCTTGTAGACTTCTTCCACGGGTATCTCCTGCGTGACGATGTTCTTTCCGTCAAACCATGTCTTTGTAATGTGTGTGGTCATGTGTTCTTCTCCTTGAGTTTGTCAAAACAGTGCCAGCACATATAGCCATGATTCTTAACAGTCCACCAGACATAAGCCACTGGGCTGTTGTTAAATCTGTTCTTAGAACACCTTGGGCATTGCTTTACTTTCATGTGTTCCCCCTTGCTCGGATGGCATCGCCCCATGTGCCGCCGCCCTCTTTCAGGATGTGGTCAACCATCTTTGCATTCGCCTCACGCTCATCATCACGGATAAAAACGGCAAAAATAGAAAGCTCGGCCCACGGAATATTTGTGTTGTCAATAATTTCTGGCAACCCAGCCTCTTGCGCCATCTCAATTACTGTTTTCATTCTGCAAACCCCAGTTCTTCTTTAAACGTGCTCAACCCCAAGACCAGATCACGCGCTTGCGAGTAGTCAAGGCAGACGTAGTAGTCCTGATATGTAGCGCTGCATGAAGGGAAGTAAGCGATGAAGCCATTGCCCGTGTCTTCAACTGTGCAAAGCAACAGTGCATTTTCAAACCCCCCGCGAACAACGCCCGTGTTGTCGTCGCGCCGGTAAACAAGTTCGTTGGTCATATCAGCAAACTCCAAACATAAAAGCCAGTAAAGAAGATCAGGATGCAGACCACGGCCAGCGCCCCCATGATGGCGGTGAGCATCACCGCGCCAACCGTGTGCCATGTGTCCGGCACAGGCTCAATGTCATCCGGCGCAACCGCAGGATATGGCTTGAGCTTCCTGACAGTCGCCGTGTCGTAGGCGCAGTCCCAGATGCACTCGGGCAAGTGAGGGCAGTCAATGCGGCCCGTGTCGCAGTACCGGCGCGTCATTTTGTCCTCGCTTTCAGCATCGCGTCTGCAACAAGATAAGCTGTTCTTTCTGCAAACGGGGGCCAGCCGCCGCCAGGGGTGGTGTTGGCAATAATCAAAGCGGCAAGCGCCTTGGCTGCAAAGTAATCGCGCAGGGCCATGCCTCCAACCAACATTAATTGCTGGTAGTCGCCGTGGTATTCATAGGACGGAAACGCTGGCCCACCTGTTTCTTTAGTCAAAATTCTTCTCCTTGAGTTTGGCTTCGATGCCGTTAAATAAGTCATCCCATTCTTTTTGAGTCTTCGGGAGCGTTGCCTCAAAACTTGCCCTCTCCTCATCCGTCAGCCCTGCCCAAGGGCGCTGTGGCTGTGCCTCAATCTCCTGCCCCAGCTTACTCAGCGTCCACAGCGCACGCTCTTGCTTCATGCCGTCATACAGGCCATTCATGTAAATAAGTTCGTCTGTGCTTATCTCATCAGGCCGCATCTCTGGCTGTGCCAAGGCTTCACGGATTAGCATTGTGCTTTCGTATGTGCTGTTTGTTGCAATTTCTGCATTTTCTAAATCACGCAGCGCCATCTCAATGATTGTTTTCATATCAGCAAGCTCCAAACCCAAAAGCCAGTAAAGAAAATCAGGATGCAGACCACGGCCAGCGCCCCCATGATGGCGGTCAGCATCACCGCACCAACCGTGTGCCACGTATCCGGCACTGGCTCGATGTCATCCGGCGCAACCGCAGGATATGGCTTGACCTTGCGGGTATCTTTAATCATGTCCGCCTCCACACACGGACACCGCCGTCAACAACGCGAGTCGTGAAAGTTCCCTTGGCACGCTTTAACTCGCGGTAGAGCGAGTTGCGTGCGTAGTTAGTCAACGTGCCTTCAATAAGAAAGCTGTCGCCTGGCACCATCTGAGCAAGCGTGACTTCGTACCTGCAAGTGCTTGGTGGTGGGATGTCTTTGTCAATCGTGATCATGTCTTCTCCTCGGCAGGCGTCTGGTACGCTTTCAAGCGCTTCACACGGTTCTTGTTGTACGTCACCAGCGCCTGCGCGTACTCGACGCCAGTCTCGGAACGCAGCAGCGCGTGTTCGGCCTCGGCCAACTCGGCAGCAATGGCCTCCGCTGGGCTGATGGTCTTGAAGATGTCTTTGATGTTCATGGTTGCTTTGCCTCCTGTAGTAGTTCTATCCGTTCGCGGCTGACCCGCAGTGTGTTGTAACGCTGGTGCAGGCGCTGCAAGACCGACACGCGGCGCTGGCTCTTGCGCTCCTCCATCAGCATCTCCAGCACCCGCACCTCGTCCAATGTTCGCAGTTCTGCGTTAAGACTTCGCCATGTAGTTGTCAATTTTGTTCTCCAGTTGAATGATGGTTTTTGTTAATCTGACGACAGTCCGTATCGCCGCGTTTGCTTCCCTGTCCCGTATCCTTAACTCAGCCCGCGCCGCCTTTAGCTGCGCCTTCCATAGATCAATTCGTTTCATTTCAAAGCCTCCAATGCAATGTCTGACAATGCGCGCTTGTCGTGTAGCGCGCCCCAAATCTTCCCGTCAATCGTCTTGTGCGTCAGCAGGATGTAGCACCAGACCGCGTTCTTCTGACCGCTGCGGTGCAGCCGGCCAATGGTCTGCTCGTAGAGTTCCAAAGACCACGGCAGCGACAGGAACACGATGTGGTGCCCGCCGTGCTGCAAGTTCAGGCCGTGGCCGGCTGACTTCGGATGCACCAGCAACAACTCAACCTGGCCGGCGTTCCAGCGCTCAATTGCACAGGCGTCATCCAGCGTCTGCGCGCGCGGAAACCGGCGCTTGAGTTCTGCCAGTTCTTCTTGGTACTGGTACACGACGATGGTGTTGGCCCGTTGGTTTTCGGACAACAGATCTTCCAGCCGGTCGAATTTGTGGCCGGACGACCAGACAGGGCCGTTGTCGGTGTACAGGAACCCGCTAGCCATCTGCTGCAACTTCTGCGTCACAACAGCCGCGTTGACCGCCACGACACGGGCGTCGGGGAACTCCAGCACGAACTCTTTCTTGAGTGTGTTGTAGTCCGTCATGTCCATGTCGCAGCGCAACTCGACCGTGTGCAGCGGCGGCAGCTTGTCTTTGTACTCGCCAGGCTCCAGCAGAAAGGTGGCCGGCTTGATGCGCTCCATCACCTGTTCCAGCGCGCCGGTGCGCGGTGCCCAGTCGCCGTACTCTTTATTGATCAGGATGAAGTACTGCTGCTGGAACGCGCCCTTGCTGCGGCCCAGTAGTGACTGGTCAACGATCTTGCACTGGCCGAACACGTCCTCAAGACCGTTGCTGGTGAACGAGCCGGTCAAGCCCCAGCGGATATTGATCTTGTCGATGACCTTGTTCAGCGCCTTGAACCGAGCGCCGGACGGGTTCTTGAGTTTGGTCAACTCGTCGTAGACGATGCCGTCGATGTGCGACAGGTTCTGGGTTGCCAGCCACTGGATGTTGTCGTAGTTGGTCACGATGATCTGCGCGCCGCCACCAAGCGCTGCCGCCCGCTGCGCTGGCGTGCCGACCGCCACGGCCAGCGTGCAGCCAGGTGCCCACTTCGGCTGCTCGACCGGCCACACATCGGTGCAGACGCGCTTAGGGGCCAGCACTAAGAAGCGCCCGACCACGCCGTCAGCCAGCATGGCCTGCATGGCGGTGAGCGTGATGGCCGTCTTGCCTGCGCCCACGGGTGCCAAGATCATGGCGCGGTCGTGTTCGTACAGGAAGTCAGCCGCTGTCTCTTGATAGTCACGAAGTTTCATCTTTTTTAACCTTAACGTACCTGACGCGGGGGTCAGAATTAATTCGGCGCGTTCCTTCCATCATTCCTAAGTAATAGACACGTTTAACAAACACCTTTAATGCAATCAAATCCAACTTGCCTGTCGCTAAAAATTCATCTACAACTTTGTCAACTATGGGGTCGCCAGTAGCGCCCGCCATAAAATCGTTAGCTACAGACTCAAGCTCAGGTCTGGTGATCAAATGGTTAGCTACACGGTTCAACGAAAACGCTACTTTTTTCTGTTTAAACTGACCTTTCATTGAGCCACCCATCAATTTGTTCTTTGTTCCACAGGCAAACGTAGTTCTGCTTCATGCGTGCCATGTCCGACATGAAGACCTTCTGCAACGCGGAGAGCCGACCGCCTTCGGTCTTGACCTCAACGAACCATGTCTGGCCGTCAGGTAAGCACACGATGCGGTCAGCCACACCACGGTGCGCGGGACTGGTAAATTTGTAAGCCACACCGCCGAGCGCTTTGACGCGATCAACAAGGTAGCGTTCGATTTGTTTTTCAAGCATGTAAAAAAGTTTAACACACTTTTATTTTTTGTGCTACACTGAACGCCTCATCAACTAAATTGGAGTTCACATGAAGATAGAGTTCACCCGCGCTGAAGTCGAGCGCATCATCTTGGTCTACGTTAACGGCCTTATCCCTGGACAACACTTCAACACCGTCGAAGGCTCTAGCTATCGCGGCTTGCCCGATACCCTCACAGTCAGCGTCGAGAAAGAACAAGATGCAGCACAGTAATATCGTCGGTGGCTCGTCAGCCAAGCGCGTGATGGCCTGCCCAGGCTCTGTGGTCTTGGTGCAGAAGATGCCCGCCAAGCCCAGCAACAGCCACGCCGATCAAGGCACACTGCTGCACGACATCATCAGCGAAGTGCTGGACAAAGACTTGGCCCCCGAGTCGTTCCTTGGCCGCAAGTACGAAGGCGAAGTCTTCACGCAAGACCTGCTGGACGACAAGTTGCTGCCGGCCTTAAAGCTGCTTGATGAAGTAGACCCTGACAAGACCATGCTGTACGAAGTCGAGACAAGTGTTGGTTTCGCTAACCTGCTGCCTGGCGTGTTCGGCTCGACCGACCTGATGGGCCGCATCGGCGGCAAGGCCATCATCCTCGACTGGAAGTTTGGCTCTGGCGTTGCCGTGTCGGCTGAAGAAAACGAGCAGTTGATGTTCTACGCAGCCGCCGCCATGCGTACCCCCAAGGCGCAGTGGGTGTTCGACGGCGCAACAGAGATCGAACTCATCATCGTGCAGCCGCCAGAGATCAAGCGCTGGACAACCACCCGCGCCCGTATCGAACAGTTTGAGATCGATCTGGTCAAGGCCGTCACCGCTGCCGGCTTGGCTGATGCGCCACTGAAGCACGGCGATCACTGCCGCTGGTGCAACGCCAAGCCGGTGTGCCCGATCATGACCGGCGCTGTAGACCGCGCCATTGAGATCAAGATGGACAAGATAGACGTTGACAAGCTGGGAGCGTATCTTCACAATGCAGACCTCTTGGAAGCGTGGATTAAAGACCTGCGCTCACTGGCTGAAGAAATGCTCAAGAAGGGCAAGCCCGTTGCGGGCTGGAAGATGGTGCCCAAGCGGGCGACAAGATCGTGGGTGAAGGAGGCAGACGCCAAGGCGGCGCTGCTCCAGCACCTCAAAGAATCTGAAGTGATCGAGACGAAGTTGGTCAGTCCGGCTGCTGCCGAGAAGCTGCTTAAAGCGCAGAAGCTCAAGCTGCCGGACGGGCTGACAGTTGCGATCAGTTCAGGTAACACAATTGCACCGGAGAGCGATCCCCGACCAGCAGTTGTGCTCATCGGGCAGCAGTTAAACGCCGCCCTTTCTAAAATCGTGTAAAGGTAAATTATGTTGACCGTTTTTAAATCCGCTGGTCTGCCAGCAGTCGCTTCCCTCGCTACTTCCCTTCGTTCCATCGCCACTGATGTTGGCCCTGCTGGCGTTGTCATTCTCAAGATGGACAAGACCGGCCACTGGGTGTTCGGCGCTGACCAGACCGAAGTCGAAGATGACGCAACATGGGCCATCAATCCTTTCTCGTTTGTCCACGGCTTCATCGCCTGGGGTGACGGCGAAGTGTTGGGCGAGAAGATGGCGAGCGTCAGCCAGCCCCTGCCTGAGTTGGAAGTGGCCCCCGCTGCTGCCAAGCGCGGCTGGGAAACCCAAGTCGGTATGTCGCTCAAGTGCTTGACCGGCGAAGACAAGGGCATGGAAGCGCGCTTTACCACCACATCCGTGGGCGGTAAGCGTGCGGTGCAGGCTTTGGCTGTGGCCTTGGCCGAGCAGGTCGAGAAAGACCAGACCAAGCCAGTGCCGGTAATCAAGCTGAAGAAAGACCACTACGCACACAAGAGCTACGGCAAGATTTACACGCCGGTGTTTCAAGTGATCGAGTGGGTCGGTATGGATGCAGAAGAAACCGAACCGACGCCTGAAAGTGCGTTGGCCGCTAGCGTAGCTGCTGATGAAGCACCTGCGCCAGCCGCAGGTCGCCGCCGCCGCGCAGCGTAAGCCTTTCCTGATGCCCATTCGCAAGAGTGGGCATTGGAAAATGCTCTATCTCGACTTTGAAACCCGCAGCCGCTGTGACCTTAAAAAGCACGGTGCATACAACTACGCCCAAGACGCCTCGACAGAGGTGCTGTGCATGTCCTACGCCTTTGGCGATGGGGATGTGCAGACTTGGCTGCCTGGCCAGCCCTTCCCCGACGCTGTGCGTAACCACACCGGCCTGATCTACGCCCACAACGCCGCCTTTGAGCGCCTGATCTTCTGGTATGTTTTGCAGCAGAATTTCCGACTAGAGCAGTTCTACTGCACCGCAGCGCAGGCACGCTCTAACTGTGCGCCTGGCAGCCTTGAAGACGCTGGCCGGTTTGCTGGCGCGTCCATGAAGAAAGACCATCGCGGTAGCCAGTTGATCCGGCTGCTGTCGATCCCGCAGGTTAACGGCGAGTTCAAGCAAGACGCTGCGCTCATGGATGAGATGATCCGTTACTGTGAGCAGGATGTCCGTGCCATGCGGGCCGTCAGCCAAGCCATGCGGCCACTGTCAGCCGACGAGCTACAGGACTACCACGTCAACGAGCGCATCAACGACCGAGGCGTGCTGGTGGACGCCCCGCTGTGCGCCGCTGCCGTGCGCTTCGCCGCTGCTGAGACTGAAGAAATCCAGCAGATCGTGCATGAAGTCACCGACGGCGCTATCACCAGTGTGCGCTCGCCTAAGATGCGCGAATGGGTGCTGGAGCGCGTCGGGCCAGAGGCCAAGAAGCTGATGTGGACTGGCGAGAAGTATTCGATTGACAAGACTGTGCGGGCTAACCTGCTTGCGATGGAGAACCACGATGAGATTCCGGCCCATGTTGCGGACGTTATTCAATGCGCGGACGACCTCTGGGCGTCTTCGGTTGCGAAATTCAGTCGCCTTGAACAGCTCGCCGATGTCGAGGATCACCGAGTCCGAGGCGCTTTCGTTTTTGCTGGAGGGGCTGCCACTGGACGTGCATCAAGCTATGGCGCGCAGGTTCACAACTTTACCCGCAAGTGCGCCCAAGCACCTGATGAAGTACGCAACGCTATGGTGCGCGGACACGCAATCACCCCAAGATTTGGAAAGCGCATTACAGATGTTCTCAAGGGAATGCTCCGGCCCGCACTGATCGCCAAGCCTGGTAACGTCCTGATCGCCTACGACTGGTCAGCCATTGAGGGCCGTGTTCACCCGTGGCTGTCCAACTGCCCAGCCGGCGAGGCCAAACTGGATGTGTTCCGGTCGGGCTTGGACCCGTACATGGTCAACGCATCGGCCACCTTTCGCCAGACTTACGATCATGTCGCGGCAGAGCATGAGCAGGGCCGCAGCGAGATGCGCCAAGTGGGCAAGGTTCAAGAACTGGCCCTGGGCTTTCTGGGCGGCGCTGGCGCGTTCGAGGTGTTCGGTCGGGCCTACGGCATCCACCTGTCAGCCGGTGAGGTTGCGCGTGCCGTGGAGGGTTGGCGTAGGGCAAACCCTTGGGCCATGCAGCACGGCATTGCGCTGGAAGGCGCGTACCTTCGGGCCATGCGAAATAAAGGCCACGAAGTCAGCGCGGGGCGTATAACCTATCTGTTCGACGGGCAAATGCTCTGGTACAGTCTTCCTTCTGGTCGGGTTCTGTGCTATCCCAATGCCAAGTTTGACGATGAAGGCAATGTGACGTATTCAAAGGCAGCTTGGAAACCCGCAGCAGACGCCACAGAGTGGCCTCGCGCCCGTCTGTGGCGTGGGCTGGCCTGCGAGAACGTCACCCAGGCCGCCGCCCACGACATCCTGCGCCACTCTATGCGTCAGATCGACGGAATAGTTTTACACGTCCACGACGAACTGGTCGTCGAGTGCCCAGCTACCGAAGCTGATGCAGTCGGCGCAGCCATGCACCGCGTCATGTGCGAACCACCAGCATGGGCCGCCGGCCTGCCGCTGGCGGCTGAAGGTGTCACCACTACCCGTTATTCGTAAAAAAGCCCCCGTGGATTAGACGGGGGCTAACTCAACTTCAAGGAGAGAACAACATGATCGAGTTTATAGCATCTTTGGCCCCAGAGGGCGAAACAGCCCTGATAGTCAAGCAAAAACCTAAATTAAAAGACGGGGCGTTGGATTTTCACGCCGATGGGGCTGTGAAGGCCACCTGGCCGGCGTTCCTGCCTGGGCACAAGATCAAGGCCGGCGAGTCGTGGTACGGCAACACCGCCAGCTTTATCGTCGAGCGCTTTAAGGACGGCCATGTCAGCGCCAGCGCCGCCAACTGCGAATACATTCTTGTCATGATGCTGGACGACATCGGCACCAAGAGCAAGACCCCGCCCCTGCCCCCGACTTGGATCATGGAGACCAGCGCCGGCTCGTTCCAGTGGGGCTACGCCTTCAATGAGCAGCCGTCCAAGGCCGAGTTCAGCGCAGCGATCAAGGCCATCGCAGACGCCGGCTACACCGACCCTGGCGCGATTAACGCCGTTCGCAACTTCCGTCTGCCTGGCTCGGTTAACTTGAAGCCTGGCCGCGACAACTTTGCCGCTGTCCTGACTGAGTTCCACCCCGAGCGCGACTACAGCCTGCCCGAGATATGCGCCGCTCTGGGCGTGACGCCAGCGGCTGCCGACACCCTGACCCTGCGTTCGATCCGCATCAGCGATGACGGGGCCGATGATGTGCTGGCTTGGCTGTCCGGCCAAGGGCTGCTGCTGTCCAACCCGAACCCAGAGGGCTGGGCCGGCGTGATCTGCCCGAACAGTGCCGAGCATAGCGACGGCAACCCCGAGGGGCGCTACATGCCTGCCAATCGGGCGTACTGCTGCCTTCACGGCCACTGCGTTGATCTGGATTCTCGCACGTTCCTCGACTGGGTGGCCGAGAACGGCGGCCCTAAGCACACGCCTGGGCTGCGTGAGGAGTTGTTCACCGCAGCGATGGAGGGGGCGCTGTCCCGCTTGACCCCGACCGATATGTTCACCGATGTGGGCGCTGCTGTGGTGGCCGAAACAGAGCGCAAAGAGTTGGGCCGCATTGAGAAGGCCGACTGGTACGAGCGCTTCGCGTATATACAGGTTGACGAGTCCTACTTCGACATGCAAGACCGCCGCGAAGTATCGCGCAACACCTTCAATGCTTTGTTCCGGCACATCAGTTGCAAGTCGATTCACACCCAGCGCAAGGTCGAAGCGTCAATTTGCTTTGACGAGAACCGCCAGGCTAAAGGCGCAAAGGCGCTGGTCGGCATCACCTACGCCGCCGGCGAGAGCGTGCTGGTGGCCCGTGACGGCGACATTTTCGGCAACCGCTGGCGCAACGCACGCCCACCAGTGCAGGCCGGCAACATCACCCCCTGGCTCGACCACTGCCGCACGCTAGTCCCCGAGTCTAAAGAGTTAGAACACATTTTCAACGTGATGGCGTACAAGCTCCAACACCCCGAGGTCAAGATCAACCATGCAATCCTGCACGGTGGTGACCAAGGGTCGGGCAAAGACACCATGTGGGCACCCTTTATCTGGTCGGTCTGCGGCCCCCACCTGAAGAACCGAGGGCTGCTGGATAACGACACCATGAGCAGCCAATTCGGCTATGCCCTTGAGTCCGAGATCCTGATTCTGAATGAGTTGAAAGAACCCGACGCCAAAGAACGGCGCGCCCTTGCTAACAAGCTGAAACCCGTTATCGCAGCGCCCCCTGAGATGCTGTCCGTCAACCGTAAGGGTTTACACCCATACGACATGGTGAACCGAGTGTTCGTGCTGGCGTTCTCCAATGACCCTATGCCGATCACACTGGACAGCCAAGATCGGCGCTGGTTCTGCGTCTGGTCACACGCCCCCCGCATGACCCCAGACGCCGCCGCCAAGATGTGGGCCTGGTACAAGACCGGCGGCTTTGAGGCCATCGGCGCATGGTTGCAGGCCCGTGACGTTTCGGCCTTTAACCCTGGCGCGGCCCCGATGGCAACAGAATTCAAACTCAACCTGATCGAGCATGGCCTGTCAATGGCCGAGTCTTACCTGGTCGAGTCGATGCGCCTCAAAGTCGGCGAGTTCTCCAAAGGCGTTATTGGCAGCCCGTTCCACGCTGTTTGCGACCGACTGGCAGGGTCAGCACCGGCCGGCGTTAAAGTGCCCCAGCAGGCGCTATTGCACGCCCTGAAAGAGGCCGGCTGGGTTGACCTGGGCCGCGTCGCCTCCTCAGACTACCCAAGCAAAAAGCATTTGTTCTGTGCGCCGGACCTGGCGAATAGCAATAAGTCCAACTTGCGCCGCATGGTTGAGGAATCGCCCCCGTCCGGACTTGTCAGGGTGAAATAGAGAGCGCCTTACAGTTTCAGAATAATAGCGATGACCGCCGCCGCCAGTGCGGCAAGTACTAAGACCATCCGGCGCGCTCCTCAAGCTGATGCACCAGCGCCGGATCGATGATTGCAGTCACGTCTACCCCTTGGACCGATGCGCTAATCAAGTGGTACACGTCCGGCCAGCCTGGCTCGTCCCATGAGCTTGGTTCGCCCGATTCAAGCTCAAAATGGCAGTCAAGGGTTAACCCTCGGGCGGTGTATGGCACTTTCATACGTTCACCCTGGCCGGCGCGATGTAGGCATCACGCCCCCGTTGTTTCAGCCAAGCCGCTACACGTTGGGCGCGGTGCCTGGGCAGCAGCCGCCGCCCGATGGCGCGGCTATAGCGCGCGTCTGGCGCGAATAGTTGGACCGTGTAGAGTGTCATGGTTCGATTCCCCGGGCGATGCAATATTGATCGACGGCTTCAAGTACTGGGGTTTTGTACAGGAAATAGTACTTGGCAGCATCCCAATCGATGCGCCCGGATAGTTCCGGGTGATGCGTTACCAGTGCTTCGGCAAATTTGCCGTACCAGTCCGCTTGGACTTCGGCTTTTGTTCTTTTCATGATGCGGCCCGATCTAGTTCGCGCCTTAACGCGGCCGCGTAATCGTTCGCTTCGGCCAGCGCATCGGTTAGCCCCTCAACTTCGGCCAGCGCGTCGGTATGCTTTTCTTTTAACTCTTCAAGCTCGGCCAGCGCTTGGCCTAGCGCCTGGTGCGCTTGATCAAGCCGGTGATACAGGCCGGCCGTTACCGTGTCGCCGGTTATGTACGCGGCTCGTTCGTTTTCGTTATTTGTCATTCCATTGTCTCCTCAAAGGCTTCAGGAATAGCAGGGTCCAGGCCGGCCGGCGTGCGGTTGACCGCGGGTTCAAAGGCGCACGGGACCAAATGTAGGCGCGCGCGGTTCAGGGCCGTATAGGCCGTGATGTAATCGGACGTTAGCATGCACTCAGGGTTAAAACGCGGGTAATCGCGCTTGCCGCTATCGTGCTTGGCTTCGCCCTTTTCTCTGGCCGGCTTGGCCCCGCGCCGGCCTTTGGACCGGTCAATTTTGGCCAGTAGCTCCCGCGTCGATTCTGCATTCTCTAGCCGTACGGTTAGCCGCGCGCGGCCGCGCTCAATTGTGATCATAGGTTACCCCTTATGCCGGACGGATTGTCCGCGTATACGGCCGCTAAAGGCCGCATACACTGAAAATCAGGCCGCTATCTTAATAACGCGCCTGGCATGGCCGGTGGCATGGTCCGCGATGACGACATCACGCGCCTGGATCGACGTGCCGGCGCATAGCGTGCATTTGGCGCACGTCGATTTTTTGCCGCCTTCAGCACTGGCCGGGCAAATTGTTTCGCCTGGCTGTTTATCCACGCCGATGCTCACGCGGAAAACCCGCATACCCAAAAGGTTGGCATGCGCGGCCTCGTCGATTGTGTCAGCGCTGGCCATTACCAAGCGCGCCCAGGCGCTAGCGTCGAAGCCTGGCCGGTTCCATTGGTGGGTGTAGCCGCGCCGGCCGGCCGCGTAGCGTGTGATTTGTTCCCACGTCCGGACTGGCGCGGCCGCTGGATCTCCATACGTGCCAAGCCTGACGATCTTACCGGCCAGCGCGCGCGCTATGGTGGCCGCATCGGCGCGGGTGTACCGGCCGCGTTTGTATGCTTCGTACACTGACCGGACCGAACGGCCGACGTTGACATAACATGGGGGCGCGTCGCTTTCGCCGGTAGCGATTAAATATGGCCGGTGCACGCAATCCCCGCATATGCTCGCATCGTCGCCGGTTTTCAGCGCGTCGGTGGGCGCGACGTCGGACCGGAGAATAAACGTTTGCACCAGCGCGCCGGTCTTTTCGTTTTCGCTGTCGCTGTCAATTTTGTTGACGATCACGACAATCGGCGCGCCGTCAATTTCAGACGGCCCCTCATACGCGATATAGCCTAAAAAGTTTTTCATGTCGTTTTCCTTAAAATTGGATGCTATATACACCAGTGGCGCGGCAACTTGTCGGTATGCGCGCCGCGATTTGCGCGGCTTCGCGCGCGTCAACGGCCGCCCAAATGGCACGGCCGGCCGGCGAGCGCGGGTTTGTTGCCTGGGCCTGCGCGCCGCGATGGGTTTCGTAGCCTTTGGGGTTGCCGACAATTTGACTGTTACAGTCGCGAATGTAAAAACGCATGATGTTTTCCTTTATTTAACTAAAACGTCGAAGTAGGCCAATAGCAGCGCGACACTGGTGCCGATAAGCACCAGCGCGCCGGCCGTGTTCGCCAGGGCTTCGCGGGTATTGCGTTTCATGCTGCGGCTTTCAATAGTTGGGCGAATAGACGTTCGATCGCGGCTTGACACCGTTTGATTTGCACCGGATCGCGGCTTTGCTTGATCACTTGCATTTGCCAGTGAATGGAATTTTCTAGTGTTTTTTTGCTTGTCATGTTGTTTTCCTTTGGTTGGTTTAATAGTCGCCGGCTTCGGACTCGCGCATGTTCATGAACAGCCACTCTTTTTTAAGCGCTGTTTTGGCTTTGGCCATGTTTCCGCCGGCCGCGTCGACAATGGCCTGGTAATCGGCCGGTCCGAACGTCTCGACGATCCAATGACCGCCGGCTTCGTAGTTGTCCAGGGCGTAAGCTTCGAGGGTTTCTGTATCGGTCATGTCGTTTTCCTTTGGTTGAGTGGCCGGCTTTCGCCGGCCTTTGGTTTTTAGTAGTTCCAAGCTTTCAGGCCGCGTTTTTTGGCTTCGGCTTTTGCTTCGGCTTTGCTGGTGAACGTGAGTTGCATCACTTCGCTGGTGATGCATGGCGCGCTATGCATGATGAGAGTGAAGCGCTTGCCTAATGCATTGAAGATTGAAGCGTACATTTTGTGGGTCCCTTTGGTTGGTTGTTTGCCCCGTTGCCGAAGCAATCTAGATTGTAAGGGATTTATTTACGTTGTCAAGCATTATTTTACTAGGTGTTTACCCTTAGATGTTTTTGGGTCAATTGGGCGATTAGTTGGGCGCGTGATTTGGCGTGATTGACCTATGCGCGGCTATAGGGGAATCTAGGTTTTTGGGTCAATTGGGTCATGGTTTAGATATAAGTTTAAAAAGTAAAAGTGTATACAATACGTGTATACAGTGTTATAGCCGGCCAATTTTTCCGGCGTGACAATTTGACCTATTTGACCCATAACCCGCCGCGCCCCATAGCCGCGCCACCACGTCAAATGGGTCAATTGGGTCAACCGCTAGCCTATGACCTAACTGACCCAATGCATGCGCGCGCGCCTGGTGCCTATGGGTCAAATAGGTCAACGGCTCGAGCCTGACCCAACTGACCCAATGATGCAGGCCGGCGACATGTTTAGGTCAACCCAATTGACCCAATTGACCCAATGCCTGGCCGCCTGGCCGCCTAAATACATGCCTGCATGCTTATATATGCATGTAATAACCCTACCCCGGGTAGGGCCGGCAGCCAAGGGGTCGCGGCTACGAAGGGGCTGCAAACAAAATTTTTTTTAATGCAAACTTGTAAAGCAACTTGTTACAGGCAAAACGCATATACTCAAAGCACACGACACCGTGGCTGGAGAATCCATGTTTCACTCACTGCCTTACGCACCCCGCGAAGTCAAAGCGACTGAGGCGCGCCTCAACGCCATATACGACGCCGCCAAGCTGGGCCTCAAGGGTGACACCCTCGCATTGGCCGCCGGCATGTTGCCTACCGAGTACCGCCAACTGTGCCAACTCGACCCCATCGCAGAGATGGCGGCGATGAAAGGCCGCGCTGACGGCGAGCTAGAGGCGTCACAGCAACTGCACGCCGCCGCCCGAGAAGGCGACGCCAAAGCCAGTCTGGCGATCTTGCAGCACGTTCACGGCTGGGTCGCCAAGCAGGCCATCACCATCGACGTAGACCAGCGCATCAGCATCACCGCCGCCTTGGCCGAAGCCGAGCGCCGCGTCATAGACGTGATAGCGCACGACGTATCCGAGCGCAGCCTTAACATGAACATCAATGCAAACCACCAAGTACAGCGCTGAAGACGAACAAGAGTTGATGGCGCGGCTGTGGAGTCCGGCCATCAAGGACAACCCGCTAGCGTTTGTCATGCTGCTGTTCCCGTGGGGCGTCAAGGGCACGCCGCTGGAACACTTTAGTGGGCCGCGCAAATGGCAGCGCGAGGTGCTGCAAGACATCGCAGCGCACATCAAGCAGAACAACGGCAAGATCGACTTCGACACCTTGCGGGAAGCGGTCGCGTCCGGTCGGGGTATCGGCAAGTCGGCCCTCGTCAGTTGGTTAGTCATCTGGATGCTGTCCACGCGCATTGGTTCCACAACCATCGTGTCGGCCAACAGCGAATCGCAGTTGCGTAAGGTGACTTGGGCCGAGATCACCAAGTGGCTGGCGATGGGGTTGAACAGCCACTGGTTTGAAGTATCAGCCACCAGCTTGCAGCCGGCCAAGTGGCTAACTGAGTTGGTCGAGCGCGACCTGCGTAAGGGCACCAGGTACTGGGGCGTTGAAGGCCGGCTGTGGTCGGCTGAGAATCCTGACGCCTTTGCGGGCGTTCACAACATGGACGGCGTGCTGGTCATCTTCGACGAGGCCAGCGGCATCGACGACGCCATCTGGGCGGTGACGGCGGGTTTCTTCACAGAGAACACGCCGAACAGGTTCTGGTTTGCGTTTTCTAACCCTCGGCGCAACACGGGGTACTTCTACGAGACGTTTAACAGCAAACGCGACTTTTGGAACACCAAGGTGGTGGACGCTCGCACGGTCGAGGGAACGGACAAGGCGGTCTATCAGCAGATCATTGACGAGTACGGGCCGGACTCAAGCCAGGCGCACGTCGAGGTGTACGGCCAGTTCCCAAGCGCGGGCGATGACCAGTTCATCGGGGCCAATACGGTCGATGAGGCTATGAAACGGGTCAAGTACCAAGACCAGTCGGCACCGATCGTGATCGGGGTGGACCCCGCACGGTTCGGGGCTGACGCTACGGTCATCGCCGTGCGGCAAGGGCGGGACATCGTGAAGATCATCCGGCATCGGGGCGACGACACCATGACGGTGGTCGGGTATGTGATCGAAGCGATTGAGGAATACAAGCCGACTTTGGTGGTGATCGACGAGGGCGGGCTGGGGGCCGGCATCGTGGACAGGCTCAAGGAGCAGCGGTACAAGATCAAGGGCGTGAACTTCGGCAACAAGTCCAAAAACCCGATTATGTATGGCAACATGAGGGCGCAAATGTGGGGCGATATGCGGGAATGGCTGAAAACGGCCAGTATTCCGAACGATCGGTTCTTGAAAAGCGACCTTATTTCGCCTATGATGAAGCCAGATTCTCGCGGAACGATCTTTTTGGAGTCGAAAAAAGACATGAAATCGCGTGGTTTGGCCTCACCGGACGCTGCTGACGCGATTGCGGTGACTTTTGCGTTTCCCGTGGCGCATCGGGGCGAGTACAATGCGCGAACAACCACCCGCCGGACGTATTCAGACACTTCGGCCAATACATCTTGGATGGGAAGCTGACATGCCACTCGTTAAGTCAAAATCACCCGAGGCTTTTCGCAAAAATGTGAAAGCTGAAGTCGCGGCGGGTAAGCCTGTGAAGCAGGCCGTTGCAATAAGTTATGCTGTAAAACGCGAAGCGGAAAAAAAATCTACTTTGCGTCGTTCCAAATAATTCTCATGCGTTCTTCAAGTTCAATTTTTTGGTGGTCTGCATTTGACAATACGGCTAAATTTTCTAGCCGATTGTCATGCGAATCACCGTTGATGTGGTGAACATGTTCCCAAGACTCCAACTTTCGGCCCAAATGTTGCGACATCAAATGCCGGTGGACGCGCACTTGTTTTCCGTCTATAGTGACAGTCTTGTAAGTGTGTTTAGGCTTATTAGTGGGCTGAAAACGAAGATGCGAAAATTGTTCAAGATGTACTTTTGCCAAGCACGATCGGGAACAATATTTTGCTTTTTTAGCCCTGTACGGCGGGACGTAATAGCTAGCCCCACAGCAATCGCAAATTTTGTTGACGCCGGTGGGGTGTCCATAATTAGGCATACGCTACTCCAATGCATGTTGTTATTGCGTAGTGTAGCACCAAAAGGCATAAAATAATGGCAGACCCAACAGGCATAGTCGCCGCCGCAGCCGTGGCTGTTGGTGGTTCGGCCAAAGACAAAACCGACGCCAGCGTGCTGGCTACCGCCCGCGCCCGTCTGGACATGGCAATGTCAGCCCTGTCTGAGTCGCGTGAAGACGAGATTGATGACCTGAAGTTCTACGCCGGTTCGCCCGACAACCACTGGCAGTGGCCTGCTGATGTGCTGGCGACTCGCGGTGCGGTGCAGGGCCAAACGATCAACGCCCGCCCGTGCCTGACGATCAACAAGCTGCCGCAGCATGTGCGTCAGGTCACCAACGACCAGCGTCAGAACCGGCCAGGTGCCAAGGTCATCCCCGTGGACGACAAGGCTGACGTGCAAGTCGCCGAAATCTTCAACGGCATGATTCGGCACATCGAGTACCTGTCGGACGCTGACGTGGCCTACGACACGGCCTGCGAAAACCAAGTGTCTTACGGCGAAGGCTACCTGCGCCTGCTGACCGAGTACTGCGACGATAACTCGTTTGATCAAGACATCAAGATCGGGCGTATCCGCAACTCGTTTTCGGTCTACATGGATCCGATGATCCAAGACCCTACTGGTGCAGACGCCAAGTATTGTTTTATCACTGAAGACCTGACCCGCGCAGACTACGAGCGCCAGTACCCCAACGCTGCGCCGATTACGACATTGCAGTCGCTCGGCGTGGGCGACCAGTCAATCAGCAACTGGCTAAACGAAGACACGATTCGTGTGGCCGACTACTACTACATCGACTACGACCGCGCAACGCTAAACCTGTACCCAGGCAACATTACGGCGTTTGACGGCAGCCCTGAAGACAAGCAGTTAAAAGCCATCTACGGCAAGCCCAAGCGCAGCCGCGAGTCTGACCGCCAGAAGGTCAAATACTGCAAAATCAACGGTTACGAAATCCTTGAGGAACGCGATTGGGCGGGCAAGTACATCCCCGTGATCCGCATCGTTGGCAATGAGTACGAAGTTGACGGTCGCTTGTACGTGTCGGGCTTGGTGCGTAACGCCAAGGATGCCCAGCGCATGTACAACTACTGGGTCTCGCAAGAGGCCGAAATGCTGGCCTTGGCCCCGAAAGCACCGTTCATCGGCTACGGCGGCCAGTTTGAGGGCTACGAAGACAAGTGGAAGACCGCCAACACGACCAACTGGCCGTATCTGGAGGTCAATCCAGACGTTACAGACGGCCAAGGCTCTGCCCTGCCACTACCCCAGCGGGCACAGCCTCCGATGGCCTCCAGCGGCCTCCTGCAAGCCAAGGCGGGTGCTTCTGAGGACATTAAGAGCACCACAGGCCAATACAACGCATCTTTGGGCATGGGTTCCAACGAGCGCTCAGGAAAAGCCATTCTTGCGCGTCAGCGCGAGGGTGATGTGGGCACATACCACTACGGTGACAACTTGGCCCGTGGCGTGCGTCATGTGGCCCGTCAGTTGGTAGACCTGATCCCGAAGATTTATGACACTCAGCGTATTGCCCGCATCATTGGCGAAGACGGTGAGACTGAGATGATCAAGATCAACCCTGATCAAGAGCAGCCGGTTAACAAGATCATGAACGAGCAGGGCATTGTGATTGAAAAAATCTACAACCCTAGCGTCGGCAAGTACGATGTGGTGGCTACCACCGGCCCAGGCTACGCGACCAAGCGTCAAGAGGCGCTGGAAGCTATGGCTCAGTTGCTGCAAGGCAACCCACAACTGTGGGCGGTGGCCGGTGACTTGTTTGTCAAGAACATGGACTGGCCTGGCGCTCAGGAAATGGCAAAACGCTTCAAAAAGACGATTGACCCCAAGCTCATGTCCGATTCTGACGAAAACCCAGAACTGCAAGCCGCGCAGCAACAGATGCAAGCGATGGGCCAAGAGATGGAGCAGATGCACCAGATGATTCAAAACGTGGGCAAGTCCATCGAAATGCAGGACATGCACCGCAAGGACTACGAGGCCGAAATCAAGGCGTATCAGGCTGAAACACAGCGCATTAGCGCGGTGCAGGCTGGCATGACCGAGCAGCAGATTCAGGACATCGCTATGGGTGTGGTTGCGGCTGCGATGGAATCTAATGACCAGATCGGCGGCATCCCTGAGATGCGTGAAGCGCAAGGCTTGGAAGCTGAACAGCCCCCAATGGAAGGAATGGCACAATGAAACCCGCTGAATTTGTAGGCACCCTGTTTTTGGCCCGTGATGTGGCCCATTCGGTGCATCTAAACACCCGCAGCTTTGCCAAGCACTCTGCCTTGCAGTCGTTTTACGATGAAATCGTAGAACTGGCCGATAAATTTGCCGAGGCTTACCAAGGCAGGCATGGTCTAATTGGGCCAATCGGTTTGATGAGCGCCAAGAAAACCAACAACATCATTGAGTTCTTGCAGGATTCCATGTCTGAGCTTGAAGGTTGCCGGTATGAAGTGTGCGACAAGACCGATACCCCGATTCAAAATATCATTGATGAAATCATTGGGCTGTATCTCAGCACGCTTTACAAGTTAAAATTCCTCGCTTAAGGAGCCGATCATGGAACTACTCAACCCCCTGTCCAAAACTGACTTCCCAGCCAGGACCGTCGCCTACACAGGCACTGCTGGTAGCACAAGCACTTGGGCAGCAGGCCCGCAGGGTGTGGTCGTCTGGTCTGACCAGCCCTGCTACATTGAAGTCGGTGAAGGCGCAGTGGCAACAACTGCCAGCACGCCAATACCTCCGTTCACGCCTATCCCGTTCAAAGTGCCCGCTGGCGCAGGCGGTCAGTGGCGCGTCAGTGCGATTCAAGTGTCCACGGGCGGCACGATCTACTGCAAGCCTATCAACTCGCAATAAGCTACTTAACTGAGATCGGCGACAGCCTCGTTCAAGAGGACGGCGGTCTAATTCTGCTGGAGTAAAAATGCCTTCTTTTTCACCAAATGCTAAACAGCAATTCCTCGATAGTGCAGGGGGGCCGTTGATTGGCGGAAAAGTCTTTACTTATGAAGCCGGCACTACGCTTCCACAGGTCACGTACACATCTTCGGCTGGAACGACCCCAAACACAAATCCCGTAATTCTTGATACAAACGGCGAAGCGTCTATCTGGCTGGGTGAGAATGCGTACAAATTTGCCGTTAAGAACTCGGGGGATGTGCTGGTCTACACAGTAGACAACCTTACCTCACCATCAAGTCAAATTGACGCATTGGAAAGCGCGTTAGCCGCGCCTAGCGGGTCGTCTCTTGTTGGGTACCAACCCGTAGGTTCCACATCCGTTGCAACTACCGTACAAACAAAATTGCGGGAAAGCGTTAGCGTCAAAGATTTTGGTGCTGTTGGTAACGGCATTACAAATGACTCCGCTTCATTTGCTGCGGCTTTGGCCTCAATGACCGGCGGTGGAACACTGTATGTACCCACAGGGACATATAGGATTACAAGCGGCCTAACGGTATCTTACGGCATCGTAATTGCTGGCGATGGGCCAGGCGCTACGATCATTGAGCCTGTCGGCAATTTCAATGTGTTTACATTTACGGGTGGTAATCAAGGCGCGGGAATGCAAGACCTGTGCTTTGATGCGGTCGGAATGACTGGCGGCTATTGCATTAGAGTTGATACGGCTGATCGAACTTGTTTTCGCAGACTGATTGGCCTAGACCCTTGGAATTTTATTTTTGTTGTAAAAGCAAACGCCACTTATTTAAGCGACACATGGGTTAATGCCCTTCGAGGCGAAGCCGGTATTTATTGGTACGGCAATGCAACTAACCGTAGCGATGTGTTTGACATTGAAAATGTGCAGCTTTCTTGTACCGCTAACACTGTAGGGACAGTCGGCGTTGTCATGGATGGAAACGTCAACACACTTGATATGCGGCATGTAGCTTGCACCACAATGGGACAAGGACTTGTTGTCAACAACGGAAGCGGCGGCCCTGCGCCTGAATTTATTTCCGCTTTGGATTTTCAAGTAGACTTCCCATTGCTCGCTGGTATTAGCCTTGGCGGTAGTCTTCGCACTGCCTTGTTTACGGACACTTACATTCACGCAGCAGGTGCCGATGGCTTTTATATCGACTCTACTGTTCAGCATGTCACTATTTCTGGTGGAAAAATTGATGACTGTCAGGATGCTGGCGTAAGTATCGCTGGCCGGTATGTAGACGTTAAAGCACAGATTTCAAACAACAGCAAATCTGGGTCGGCAAATTCACCTGGCATTCTTATCAGGTCTACAGCCGTTGGCGTATCCGTTATTGGCGGCACTTCTGGCGTTTGGTCTGGATATGCGCCCAACTTGCAAAATTACGGCGTAGACATTGAAGCCGGCGCTGTAGAGTACCGAATCATTGGCGTAGATGTTACGGGTAACGTGACTGCTGGTATTCGTGACGCCGCCGCTGATTCAAACTCGATTATTTTTGGCAACTCTGGTTTTAATCGGGTTGGCTTTTACGGAACACCCCCGATTGTTAAACAAACAGGTGTTGCTGTAACCGCTGCGGCTATCCATGCTGCGCTAGTCAATTTGGGTTTGATTGCAGCATGATGCTAAGTAACATGACTCAAGTGTGGGGGCGGGTAGTTATCTACCCTGATGCTGGCATGTCTGAAGGCGCTACGGTTACGCCAGAGATATTTACGTTTCCCATAGATTTTGGATTGGTAAGCGATCCAAACATAACTTTTGCATACGACTTAGGGGTACTGGTATGAGTGGACAACTACAACTTCGCAGGGGAACCACTGCACAAAACAACGCCTTTACTGGTGCTGTTGGTGAGCTAACCTACAACACCGATGACGGCAGCCTTATATCCCACAACGGCGTTACGGCAGGGGGCTATCCTGGTGGCGGGTACTTGTACGCCCCAGGCGCGACTGTTCGCAATGTTAAAGGCAAATTGCAAGAGTCTGTAAGTCTTAAAGACTTTGGCGCTGTCGGAAACGGCGTAGCAAATGATACGGTTGCTGTTCAAAATGCAGAGTTGAATCGCCCAATTTATGCTCCGGCGGGCACTTACTTAACGACAATTGCAACCCCACTTAATTTGGCTGGAACTCAATATGGGTACGGGCAAATTAAAACAGCCGACAATAATAAATCTGCACCTAACTTTTCTATTGCAACTTCTGCGCCGACATCGTTTGGAAACCCAGATGATCTATCAACGGCATTTAATGGTGATCTGAGCCGTTGCCAAAGACCAGTAGGTCAGCTTATATCTGGAGTGGCAACTTTAGGTCAGCCAACAACAGGATATTCTTACACCCCTGAATTAACGCCTTACTATACCGTTTTGGAAAATTCTTCTGGGTGGAATCAAGAAACATCCGGCAACGTCGGAAGAACTGCGGCCACCGTATATAGAACGCTTGTAAAGCAATACGGTCAGGGCGATGCCATGTGCTATAACGGCTCTGTTTTTGTTTTGGGGGCTAAAGCAGGCGCGACTAGCTTTTTGGCAAATCCCGCAGGCGCTTTATTTACGGGTGAAGTTATTGCAGGGTCTAACGGTATTTTTTGCAATCCCGCTGAATGGAATTGTACAGATGACGGATATGATGTTTCTGGAATTGGTCTTGTAAATACTTTTAACAGAGACAATAATACTGGCGCTTTAAATACAGTTTGGATAGGGTACAGGGCGCAAAGCATCGGAAGTAAACCTGTCGATTCTTTTTTGTCTGCGGCAGGACTTTTTAATAACGGGCTTGATTTGGTAAAAGCAGATTTTGGGGCAAACCAATCTGCGGTAAGTTTAAAAGCAAGTCAGCGTATTTATTTTAACAATACCGCAACTCCTACAGGTGGGTCGGGTATTGACTGGGTGACAAACAATTACGGCGGTGAATATCTCGCTTATAGTTCATCTGCGGGTCAAACGCAATTTTTCGGACAATCAACTGTGCAATTTGCAGTTGCAAGAGCCGCAAGTGCGGTAAATTACGTTACGGCTTCGGGTGCAATTGCTTCTGCACCACCAAGTTTAATAGCTACGGGTTCAGATACTAACATTGACATTAAGCTAAATGCAAAAGGCACAGGCGTTGTTGATTTAGGTACGCAAACGGCTGCAACAGCGGGTGCTTTGTTTGGGTACATGGCCGTAAAAATTAGCGGTACTTCCTACAAAATACCTTTGTATGCCGTATAACAAGGATTAAAATGTCAGATACACAAACAGCTTCCGATTTAATGGTAGAGCGTCAAATAAATCCAAAATCATCTTTGCCAAACTGTGTTTTGCCTCACCCAGATGTGCAAAAATTTTTACTTGAGTTGATAGACCAAGCAAGTTTTCAAGGACGTATGGTTGAATTTGTGTCTAGCGTAAAAGAAATAATTAAAACCGCAACAATACGGGAATAAAAATGATACCTTTTTATTTTGGGTTTTCAGTCAAACCAAAGGGTTGAGCATGAGCTATTTTGGCATTTCCATACGGAATGGTCTTGGTCTTGGTTTGGGCAATACGCCATCATTGGTTACTACGCCGCTAAGCTACCGTTTGGCTCCGTCGCTAAATTTACAGTTTGCCGGCGCGGAAACCCTTGACTCGCGCATCACGTTTACTCGAACAACTACGGCTACATTTACGGGTAGCGATGGGCTGATTCAGACAGCAGCGATAGACGCGCCCCGCTTTGACTACAACCCAGTGACCTTGGCCCCTAACGGGCTGTTGACTGAGGAGCAAAGAATAAACTTGGTTCTTAACAGCGCAACGCTGGTAACACAAGTTGTTGTTGTAGCGGCTGTTGCACACACGTTAAGTTTTTACGGAACCGGAACGGTAACTATTTCTGGGACATTCGTTGGCTCGTTAGTGGGCACGGGTGCTTACCCCACTAGGTCTACATTAACTTTTACGCCGACAGCGGGCGCTATAACCCTTACCGTAACGGGTTCTGTAACATTGGCTCAACTAGAAGCCGGCGCGTATGCCACTAGCTACATTCCCACAGTGGCAAGCCAAGTAACTCGCGCTGCTGATAATGCTGCGATGACAGGGACGAACTTTAGCAGTTGGTACAACCCAACTGAGGGGAGTTTTTACGTTGAATCGCAAACGAAGACTACAACTGGAATCATCTTTGCGCTCCAAGCCAGCGACAACACCTACTTTAATCGCGTCCTTGTTGGGCAAACAACCGTGTCAATCGGGCAAGTGATTGTTAACAACGCTCTGACGCTTCAGCCAACAGCTAACCTAGCACGGTCTAGTGCGCCGTTAAGGCAAGCCTTTGCTTTTGCGGCCAACAACGCACAGTTTGCTGCAAACGGTGTGCAGTCTACCCCCGACACATCTGGCGCAATGGCGGCTGGCTTGATTCGCCTTGACATTGGAAGCGACCACTCAGGCTTTAACCGTTTGGTCGGATGGATTTCTAGAATTTCCTACTATCCCCGCCGCTTGGCTAATTCCGAAATACAGGCGCTCACAAGATAACCGTGTCTAGCATATCCCGCCAAATTTGGGCATAATGATTACAAAACCGTATCGGCGCGGCACACCGAGGAATCGAAAGGTTCATTTAAATGTTAGAAGAAGTACCAGCGGAGTCACTACCCGTGCCAGAACAGGAAGCAACGGCTGCACCTGAAGCTGAAGTTCAAACGCCGGAAACGCCAGAAGCAGCAGTTAAATCATTTTCGCAAGAGGAACTTGACGCAGCTATTGGCAAACGCCTCGCAAGAGAGCAACGTAAGTGGGAACGAGATCAAGCACAACGTCAGTCTGAACAACGGACGTTGAGGGCCGCACCGACAGCCACCGCTGACCAGTTTGAGTCTACTGAAGCCTATGCAGACGCATTGGCATATCAGAAGGCTGAAGAACTGATCGCCAAGCGTGAAGCCGCCAAGCAGCACTCTGCTATTCTCGAAAGCTATCAAGATTTGGAAGAAGAAGCGCGGGTTAAATATGATGACTTTGAACAAGTCGCATACAACCCCGAGCTGCCGATTACAAATGTGATGGCCGAAACGATCCAGTCTTCGGACATTGGCGCAGAGTTGGCTTACTACCTCGGCTCCAACCCCAAAGACGCGGAACGCATCTCACGCATGACGCCACTCGGTCAGGCAAAAGAGATCGGAAAGATTGAGGCCAAATTGGCCGCAGAACCTCCGGTCAAACGAACAACGTCAGCGCCAGCGCCGATTTCACCTGTAACTGCTCGGAACTCCGGTTCTCCAGCCCTTGACACTACTGACCCACGGTCTATCAAGACCATGACGGCCAGCCAGTGGATTGAAGCTGATCGGGCACGCCAGATGAAGAAGCTCGAAGCGCAACGTATCCGCTAACTTTTTTTAGGAAATTTAAATGTCAAACTCGATCCTCACAATCGACATGATCACGCGCAAAGCGCTTGAGATTCTCGAAAACAACCTTGTCCTTACCCGCAACGTCAATCGCCAGTACGATGACAGCTTCGCTGTTGAAGGTGCCAAGATTGGTTCCACCCTGCGTATCCGCCTGCCTGACCGCGCTCTGGTCACTGACGGTGCCGCCCTGCAAGTTCAGGATGACAACGAGCAGTTCACCACCCTGTCGGTCGCCAACCAAAAGCACATCGGCGTCAACTTCACATCTGCTGAACTGACCATGCAATTGGACGACTTCGCAGAACGTGTTCTGAAGCCGCGTATTTCTCAACTGGCCTCCAGCATTGATGCTGACGTTGCCAATGCGTACAAATACATCGGTAACAGCGTCGGCACCCCTGGTACCGTTCCTTCTACCTCTGCCGTGCTGCTTGCTGCACAACAGAAGCTGAACGAAAACGCTGCTGTGATGTCGCCACGTTACGCCACCGTAAACCCAGCCGCCAACGCTGGTCTGGTTGAAGGTATGAAAGGTCTGTTCAATCCGACCGACACTATCTCCAAGCAGTTCCGCAACGGCATGATGGGCACCGGCGTGCTGGGCTTCGACGAGATCAATATGTCTCAGTCGATCAAGCAGCACACCACTGGCTCGCGTGATGCTTCCGCTTCCACACTGGTAAAAACACCAGGCGTGACCAGCGAAGGCGCTTCGACCATCCTGCTGGAACAAGGTTCTGTGACGACCACAATCAAAGCCGGTGACGTGTTCACCGTGGCTGATTGCTACGCCGTCAACCCACAGACCCGCGAATCCACTGGTTCGCTGTATCAGTTCGTTGCTCTGGCCGACGCCACTGCATCGTCTGGCACTTGGACTGTGACCGTGTACCCCATGTACTCGGCCAACCACGCTCTGGCTACTGTGAACGTCCTGCCTGTTACCGGCAAGACCGTCACGTTCCTCGGCGCTGCTTCCAGCCAGTTCGCTCAGAACTTGGTTTATCACAAGGACGCCATCACGTTCGCCACTGCTGACCTGTTGCTGCCACAAGGCGTTGACATGGCTGCGCGTGCCGTTCACAACGGTATCAGCCTGCGCGTTGTTCGTCAGTACGACATCAACAACGACCGTATGCCTTGCCGTATTGACGTTCTGTACGGTTACAGCACCATCCGTCCACAGATGGCTGCTCGTATCTGGGGCTAAACCTAATGCCCCTTCGGGGGCGTTTTTTAAATCTTTTTTAAGGAAATTATCATGGCACTTCCAAACGGCGGCGGCGGTTACCAACTTGGTGACGGCAACCTGAACGAAATCGTACTGGGCTACGCTCCAGCCCCCGCGACCTACACAGCTAACGCAACCGCCGCTTTGACGGTTGCCGACCTGGAAGGCGGCATCATTCTGTACACGCAAACCAATGCCAACAACCTCCAGCTTCCGCTGGTGGCCGGCGTGGGTGGCGTGGACGCAGAAATCAGCAGCGCCAAAGTTGGCAGCACTTTTGACTTTGTTGTCATGTCCACCAGCACTGGTGTGGGCACGCTGACGGTCAATACCGGCTGGACTTTGGTTGGCTCTGGCCTGACCACTGCATCTGGCTTCGGTGCTATTTTCCGCGCCCGCAAAACGGGTGACGGCACTTACACCTGCTATCGCATTGGCTAAATCTGGTGGGGCTTCGGCCCCATCTTTTCAAAGGAAAAATCATGCCAAATACTAAAGCTGTAGGCGTTGCGTTTGAAGACGCACAACTTGACGGCGCAATCATGGGCAAATCGGGCGGCACCGCAGGCTTCTACGGCACCACCCCAATCGTCCAAGCTGCGGCCATCACGGCTGTCACCAATACCGCCAGCGGTACTGAGTTGGCAACTGCTATCAACGCGCTTCGTACCGCGTTGAAAAACATCGGCATCACTGCCTAATGTATCGGGGGCTTCGGCCCCCGTTTTCACATGCACATTTACCTAAAACACCCCATCTTTGGCCCTAAAATCGCAATTTCGGATTTAGAAGCCGAATACGATGAGAAAAACGGTTGGACGCGCTACAATCCAGACATGCCTTCAGAACCTGAAGTAGCAGTCAACGCGCTGGAAGTCAAGCGCAAATACACACGCAAGGCTGTGGCCGAAGGAGTCTGACATGGCTGTTTACAACGCTGGCGATCAAATCAATCGGGCGCTTCGTTTGCTTGGCGTGTTGGCCGAAGGTGAACTTTCTTCGCCCTCCGTCATGCAAGACAGCTTGATGGCGATGCAGCAAATGATCGACTCATGGAACACTGAGCGCCTGTCTGTCTTCTGCACCCAAGATCAAGTCTTTACTTGGCCCGCCGGCGAGTACATCCGCACGCTTGGCCCCTCGGGCAACTTTATCGGCCTGCGCCCCGTGCTGTTGGACGAGGCCACGTACTTCCGCGACCCAAGCACCAATGTGTCGTTTGGCATCAAGTTCATCAACCAGCAACAATACAACGGTATTGCGGTCAAAACCGTGACCTCGACCTACCCGCAGGTTTGCTTTGTGAACATGGGCTTTCCTGACATTACGCTGACTATCTATCCGCGCCCAACGCGGGATTTGGAATGGCACTTTGTGTCGGTGCAAGAGTTGAGCAACCCTGCCACCTTGACAACTGACCTGTTCTTTCCACCTGGCTACTTGCGGGCGTTTACCTACAACTTGGCGATGGAAATTGCTCCAGAGTTTGGCGTTGAGCCAAGCCCACAGGTGCAGCGCATCGCCATGACCAGCAAGCGCAACCTGAAGCGCATCAACAACCCTGACGATGTGATGTCGATGCCGTACGCCATTGTGGCGACGCGCCAGCGCTTCAATGTGTACGCCGGGAATTTTTAATTACTAAGGTGCAAGCATGAAGACGCCGATCTTAGGCTCCAGCTATGTGGCCCGCAGCGTCAATGCTGCGGATAGCCGCATGGTCAACTTGTTCCCCGAAGTTGTGCCCGAGGGCGGCAAAGAGCCAGCGTTCCTAAACCGTGCGCCTGGCTTGCGCTTTTTAGCCACTATCGGCACGGGGCCGATTCGCGGCGTGTGGTCGTTTTCGTCTCTCAGCACCACCGCGTTTGTCGTATCCGGCACTCAGCTTTACAAGATCAATCAGTCTTACACAGCTACGCTGATCGGCAACGTCAGCGGTACGGGGCCAGTCAGCATGGCTGACAATGGCACGCAATTGTTTATTGCTTGCAACGGCCCTAGCTTCATTTACAACAACGTCACCAATGCTTTTGCGCTGATCAGTGACCCTGACTTTCCAGGCGCGGTGACGGTCAGCTATCTTGACGGCTACTTTGTTTTTAACGAGCCAGGTAGCCAGCGCGTCTGGGTGACTAGCTTGCTTGACGGCCTGTCAGTTGACCCGCTGGATTTCGCCAGCGCTGAAGGCGCTCCAGACGGCTTGGTGGCTCTGATTGTTGACCACCGCGAGGCTTGGCTGTTCGGCACTAATTCGGTTGAGGTCTGGTATGACGCAGGCAACGCTGACTTCCCGCTACAGCGCATCCAAGGCGCTTACAACGAAATTGGCTGCATAGCCCCCTACTCTGTCGCCAAACTCGACAACGGCCTGTTCTGGCTGGGCGCGGATGCCCGTGGTCAGGGCATTGTCTATCGGGCCAACGGCTATACGGGCGTTCGCGTCTCTACGCACGCCGTTGAGTGGCAGATTCAGCAGTACACCGATATGTCGGACGCAATTGCGTACACATACCAGCAGGACGGCCACGCCTTCTACGTGCTGATCTTTCCTACGGCCAACACGACTTGGGTCTACGATGTGGCTGCTGGCGTGTGGCATGAGCGTGCCGGTTTTGCCGAGGGTGTGTTTACCCGCCACCGCAGCAACTGCCAAATGGCGTTCAGCAATGAAATCATTGTGGGCGACTTTGAGACTGGCAACATCTACGCCTTTGACCTTGACACCTACGCCGACAACGGCCAGATCCAGAAATGGCTGCGGTCGTGGCGGGCGCTGCCCACCGGCCAGAACAACCTCAAGCGCACGGCGCAGCACTCGCTGCAACTCGATTGCGAGTCGGGCGTTGGCCTGAATGTCGGCCAAGGCAGCGACCCCGAGGTCATGCTGCGCTGGTCGGATGACGGCGGCCACACTTGGTCAAACGAGCATTGGGCGCAAGTTGGCAAGATCGGCGAATACTACCGCCGCGTGTTCTGGCGTCGGCTGGGCATGACGCTCAAGCTGCGCGACCGCGTGTATGAAATCTCAGGCACTGACCCCGTGAAGACGGTCATTGTGGGCGCTGAACTTTTGCTGTCGCCGACCAATGCCTAATCCGCTAAACGAAACAAACATCATTGCGCCTCGGGTGCCGCTTATCGACGAGCGCACCAAACTGATTTCGCGTGAGTGGTACAGGTTCTTTTTGAACCTGTTTGTGCTGACTGGCTCGGGCCGCAACGACACGTCACTGCTGGATTTGCAGGTCGGCCCGCCCACGCAAGAGTCGCAAATTGTTGAGTTGCAAAAGCAGATTGAGGCGTTGACCACCACGCCGCCGCTGCTTAACAGCAATACGCTGAACACCAACTATTTGACCTTTGAGGTTGACGCGCCACACACCAACCAGATGGGCCGGATGGGCTGGAATTCGACAGATCAAACGCTTGACCTTGGCATGGAATACGACGTGGTGCAGCAAGTCGGGCTGGAAACTTACGCCCGAGTCGCTAACTTTACTGGCGTTACCATTCCCAATGGCACCGTGGTGGGCTTTACGGGGGCTGTGCCTGACAGCGCACTGTCAGTGGCACCCTACCTAGCCGACGGCGCAACAAACACGCTGTACGTTGTTGGCGTAATGACGCACGATTTGCCCGACACAGGGCAAAAAGGCTACTGCACCGTTTGGGGTTTTGTGCGTGATGTTGACACCAGCGCATTTACGCTGGGCGACATCTTGTACGCCAGCCCCACCGTGGCGGGCGGGCTTACCAATGTCAAGCCAACAGCACCCAACAACGTGGTGCCGATTGCCGCTGTGTTGCAAGTTGACGCTACTGCTGGCGTTATCTTTGTCCGGCCAACTATTGAGCAGCAAATTTACTATGGTGAGTT